GCCCCGGCGGAAGCGAGGTAAAGGCAACTATCGGCTCGGTGTCCATCGAACGCACGAAGCCGAACTCGTTCACCGTGGACGACTGGTCGTACTGGCTGAACGAGACTCCTTACGGTCGCGAGCTTCTTGCCTATCTCGACCTTCAGGCTCCCGCAGGAATCTTCCTGAACACGGCTCGCGATTCCGTTAGAGACTTGATATGATGAAAGGGCCTTCTCTTGGCGACATCAGCAAGCATCTTTCTTTCCGTAAAGGAGCGAACTGTTCCCGGAAAGAAAAGATTCCTAAGCCATAGGAATCTGAATCTAGATTATGTTCTAGAGATTGGCATACTAGATGAAGATGCGGATAAAGTACATAGAAGCCCCTATGACAATCCTATAACCGTAAAAGAAGCCGTTGAGATATTGCGATTCAAGCATCCTGGTCTAGACATACTTTCTCCTTTGCGTGACAATAGAGACGCTATACGTTCATACATAAAGTATAAGGTCTTTCGCCCATTTGAGGACAGTCGCGAGATTAGCGCATTTCAGGAAATGCGAAGGTATCGTGGAAAGCCTATGTTCTCCACATCATATTCAGATGATGGATTCGATTCAAGAATAGGTGTGAGTCATGATTTTCTTGGCATCGGAGCATCTGTAAGAAGACGCTTGGAAGAATACGGGAAATACTGGGTGGACATCGTAAGGGAACATATACTTGGACTTGAATATCATCTTTCCGACAAGACGATGAAGGTTCGCGAATGGAAAGAGAAACATTATCCGGGAATATATTCCTATCCTCTCGGCATCGATCAGCCGGCGGTGGAGACTGGCCTTGTGTTCAACTCTATAAAGTGGAAGGTAACAAATCTGTCTCTCGACAAGGAGATAATCAGCAAGCACAATCAGTGGAAGAAGGAAGGGCCAAGGAAGGCTCCTAAGAAGGAAGAGAAGAAAGAGTTCTCGAAGAGAAAGAAAATAGCCGAAAAATCAGATTTCGACGAAATATCATACGAGGACGTATATACGGTATGGAGAAGTAAGGGAACCCCTCTTCTAACTCAGAAAGAGAGAAAGGTTTTATCGGACGTTGGAACATATCTTGGAAGGACTGGAATAACAAGACAGATGTTCAATGGTCTGAAGAAGTTCCTGTTTACGAGTTCAGGAAACAAGAAATCGGCAGAAAGGGTTCTCTTGGCTATGTATTCATCTGGATATAGATTTGATGTAAGCTCGTCTATGTACATGTCCGACATGTCTTCGCACGAGGGAGGATATCACTACTAACACAAGAGGACTTCATGGCAACTTATATCGACATACTCGCCCGCGCGCTTCGCGTAATCAAGCCAATCAAGTTTGAGTATCGACATGCGATATCCGACGAGACTGACGAGTTCGGCCAGAGGACTCCTGCATACGGAGAATGGACTTGGACGAGCGGCCACGTACAGCCGGGTATCATTTCCTCATTCGGCGGAAAGAACGTCGGCGAGAAGGACTACAAGGACTTCGGCATCGATACTTCGAAGTCAACCATCACCGTTTGGATAAAAGGAGTGTACCTGAACAATACTGCCAGAGGGAGGACTTGCGATCAAGTTCGGTATCTCGGCAAGATATACAATGTCTTCCAGTGCGCCGAATGGAACGCCTACGACGACTGGCGCAGGTGCTACTGCTACGAAGACATGGACCCGACGGAAGGAGCGTGACATGAGCGACGCCAACAAGACGAAGTACGAAGTCGTGAAGATAATCCGAGACGTTGTCCTTCGCGGATTCACTGAACTTGGAGTATCAGGATTCGACTGCGTAGAGTTCGGCCAACCTTCCGTACAGAACATGGACAGGGTGGTAACCTGCCGTCTCGCGAAGATTGAGCAGGTCGGATGGCAAAGGTTCTCATTCAACGCCACTAAGGAGACGAGGCTCGACGAGTGGATAGAACAGCAGTCGTGGCAGTTGCAGACTGTCATGAAGCGTTCCGGAGCAAAGGTTTCCGCAGACACGTTGACTAGCGAAGACGTGTCGGGGATGCTTCGAGTGTGGCTGAACGGTAAGGGGAACGAAAGGTTCCGCATGAAAGGTTGCGCCAGCTTGCGCATTGACCCCCTCACCGTTTTCGTGTATAATGACGACAGCGAGCTGTACCAGAGGCGAGTGGCCTTCACCATGAAGCTTCAGGTGCCGAAGGAGTTGAGTTTCGGGCAAGAGTACGTCGGCTGGGAAGTCGAGACGAAGCCCGTCTAACAGGAGACAGATAACATGGCGATTAGTCAAAAGAAATATGTGGAGATCGGCTCCCAAGTGACGATCTCCGCGCCCAGCCTTCCAATCAGGGCTTTGTTCATCATCCCCAACGGGACTACGATCGTAAGCGGAATCACCGTCGGAACCGATGTTCCAACGCAGGTGACGAACGCGGACTTCATCTCTGGCACTTCCTCCGTGAAGACCGCTATCCAGACTTACTTCTCGTCTCGCGGAAGCACTGGTCTTTCTCCGTCAGACGCGCTGGTCATCAAGGCCCCTTCTAGCGGAACGAATCCGTATTCGCTTGCGCTTCAGGCGGCAATCAATTCCGCAGAGCCGTTCACGTGCTGCTGCCCGCTGGTCGCAAGCGGTCAAATCAGCACTGGCGAAGTTACAGCGATGCTGAATCTAAATACGGATTCTAGCATCCAGTTCTTCATTCCTACAAACGAGTCATATAGCGCGCAGACTCACGCCATGCTCGACCTCGCGAATGGCAAGCGACTTCTGAACATGACGTTCGGCGGGACAGGAAACGACTTCCAGAAGGCCGCTTGCGCCGCGATGGGCATCATCTGCGCGACAGATTACGACCAGCCTAACTCCGCTCCTACACTCATGTACAAGCGTCACGACGCCGTTAGCGCGTCCGTGACTGACGATACGACATACAGCGGCTATGTCGACAAGAACGTCAACTTCTTCGGCCTGACGAAGACGTACGGAAGCTCGTATGAGTTCTATCAGCGCGGCGTGAACGGCGACGGCACTGACACGGCTATCGAGGTGAACGACCTGTGGTTGCGCGGAACCATCTCTCGCGGCCTCATGACGCTTCTTACGAACATGCCCAAGATTCCTGCGAATGCTACGGGAGTGTCCTCAATCTACACCGTGGTCGATTCTGCGGCGCAGAAAGGACTCGACAACGGCGTCATTCTCGCAAACAAGACTCTTTCCGCCGAGAAGCGCGCCCTCGTCCTGAGCTACGCGGGCGGCGACGAGGAGGCCGTGAACGACGTTCAGTCGCAGGGCTACCACATCTCGTGCCAGCTCGTCGAGACGGGCAACGAATACGAGTGCAAGTATGTACTCATCTACTCGAAGGGCGACGCGATCAAGAAGATCGTCGGTACGCATGTTCTCATCTAACACAAAGGAAAGGTATAAGAAGCCATGATTGACATTTCATTCGCTGGCGGCACGGTAGCCGTCAAGATGGCAAACGGCGAGACTGCAACTATCAGCGAGTTCAGCGCGGACGAGAACCCCGTAACCGTAGAGCGCATCACGGTCGCGAACGGAGAAGCCACGCTGAACGGACAGGCCGTATTCTGGCGTGCGCCGAATCTGTTCACCATCAGCATTTCGGTCATTCCGCAGTCTCGGGCCGACACCCAGCTCGGAAGCCTTCTCCACAACGCGCACATCCAGCCGGGGAATATCGCTCCTATCCGCGACCTCACCGTTGACAGCATCACGATTTCCGCGCCTCTCATCAACGCGAGCGGGAGCCAGCAGTCTTCGGCGAAGAACGTGTGGACGTTCACGAACGGGCGCATCACGGAAGGCGATCCTGCAATCACTTCCGCTCCCGACGGCAAGATGCAGGCCAAGACATACACCTTCATGATGGAGAAGATGTCGTCGCCGGGTAAGAACACTGGCCTTGAGGCGGCTTCGGTCCAGCAGTAACAAAAAGAATTAAAGAAAGGAAAGTAGCCATGACAGTAGTAGCAGACTTCAGGAACAAGGAATACGTCGAGAACGGCGGCAAGAGGTTCGTTATATCGAGCATCCCCGCCATCGACGCCATGTCCGTGAACAGGGAACTCGCGCCTCTCATCAAGGAGCGCGACGTGCTTGCGTTCGCGGAACTGGAGGAGCATCTTATTCTGCGGATATTGAAGTACACGGCCATCAAGGCCGAAAACGACGATGGCTACTTTCCTCTCGACACCATCGAGGCCATCAACGGCAAGCTCGATCCGTTCGACATCGTGTTTCTGGTGACGAAGATGTACGACAAGAACTTCGGTTTTTTCGCCGATGGGCGTTTCCGCGCCCTATTGGAGGAACAGGCGAAGGCCCAAGAGCCGAAGAGGTAAAGAATCTCGACCAGATGGTCGCGACCGTCGTGTCGGAGCGGCTTGCGACACTTCGCGAGCTGAACGAATACTATACGCTTGAAGAGATGTACGGACTCTACGAGATTATCCACGTGAAGAGGTACAACGAGATGGCGTATTCTAGGTGGCTGGCGAGCAGGAAGCGCAGGGGCGGTAGGGACAAGATGAGGTTCGTAAGGTAATGGCACTGAATACACCAGAGAACGTCACGAGACTGCTTCATGAGCTTGTAGAAGCTATAAATGCAGGAAGGGATATCGGCTCTCTTGTCGCGGAGGTTGGCCTTGACAATGATGACGCTCAATTAGTTATAAAAACACTGAAGAAGCGAATCAGAAATGTAAGAACAATCTCCAAGTTGTCCAAAGAAATAAACGAACTCGAGCTGAATATCCAAGGAACCTCGACTTCAGAACAAAACAGAATAGCCAGAGATTTGGCCTCAAGGAGAGCATCGTCTATTAAACGAAAGATGTCTCTCTATGAGAATCTTGGCAAGTTAGGATATAAACCAGATGTTAGAGGCAATCTCATAGAAGCATCCAGGTACGACTATCTCAGGCAGAAGTATTACAACAGATATGCAGAGTTCGGCGATGACGGTGAGGTCGAGAATAGAACGGAAGCGTCAAGGATATCAAGTATTCTCGCCGGACGACAAGTAAGAAACGAGCGCGAGGAAGAAGAAAGAAAAAGACAAGAAAAAGAGAACGCCGAGAAGGCTTCTAGACAAGAGGCGAATATAGGTGCTCGTGGCAGATATCGTGATGCCATGCGAAATACTCGCGATCCTTCCCACATGGAAAGAAGGCGTCTGTACGAATCATTCCTTGAAGTAGACGAATCGACTGGCAAGTCTTCTTTGGATCAGAGGAAAGCTGCCGCGAAAAAGGCGCGAGAAGTATTAGCCGCCGAGAAGGCAAATACCAAGAGCGTAAACGAGAACACAAAGGCATTGGCCGGAATACGAGCCGTCCTAGGGCCGTATGCAAAGGCGTTCATGCCATATTATGCCGCGAACATGCTTATCAATGGAGCCAAAAGCGATACTGCGGCATCTATTGCGAGAGTGGGCAGAAGAACTTTTGGCGGTCTTTACGGTGCAAGCAAGAACATCGCCGGATATAACAAGATGTTTCGTCTCATGGCATCTCGCGGCGCGTCCGAACAGGATGTCATGCGCGAATATTCCGGACAGAATAAGTGGGCAAGCACCCTAATGTTCGGCATGGGACTCGACAAGATCGAGGCATTGGCAATGGTTCTCGGAAAAGCTCCAGGCCCTGCGGAAATGCGCGACCCGGAACTTATGCAGAAATGGCTTCGCGAGAACATGCGCGGCATAACAGACCTGCAAGCCATGCAGTTATCTGCAATGGGCGTCGCTTCTGACGCCTTCATAGAAGGTGCAAGAAAAGGCGAGGGGACTGACGCCGACTCTCGGGCGTCCACCTTGAAGAGACTATATGATTCCCTATATGAGCAAACTGGCCTTTTAGAGAATCCTTTTAGGAAAGCGCAGTATCTTATTGGATCGACAGCAGCTTCTAATATAAGTTCTAGGACTCCAGTCGGAATCGCCGCAAGTCTTGCAATGTCAGGTCTTGGCATGTTCGGTAAGATGTACGAACATGGAGGCCTTGGCATTTCCTCAATTATCCCCGGCATATCATCCATTTCGGATTTGTGGAAAATTGCATCTGGGCTGTTTGGCGGAATATCAAACGATAATGTCGGAGATTTCAGGACTATTCCCCGCCAGACTAGCGTAACCGTGAACATCAACGGAAACGTGGACTCGGAAGAGCGCGCACATTCGTTCGCCGAGCAGATCGGGGCTGAAGTCAGCAACGCGGAGAAGTGACATGCTAGCCAACGAAGTAAAACGCGTATACATAATGCCGCAGGAAGAGGGCGGTTTCGATGCTTCCGCGACATGGTTTGAACTGTTCAACCCTATCGATCTTGTAGGAGACGACACGAACGAAGTCACTATGGCTCCTCTCGAATCTGGCATGAAGCACTTCGACGGAAAGATCGAAAATCCCTCCAAGATTGAAGTCGTTGGATATGTGACTTGCGACAAGATAGAAGAGTTTACGAAGAGGATAATGGACGGCCTACGCGAGATGGACTTTAAGAAATGCCTATGGGTCGTAGGGTCAAAGGCTGACTATTGGGATTATTGCGTACTTGTCGGAGTAAAGGAAAACGACGAGAAGGACATGTACGACAACGTGAAGTATACATTGTCCTTTGTACAGGCACTCGTTGACCCCAATGATTTCGCAAACAACAATGGAGGAGACAGCGATACGCAAAATTCCGGGATGATGGGGAGTGGCTTATTTGGGAAAGACAACGGAGCGGCGAGCTGGTTTGAAGACGGACAACGTTTCACCATGCCATACTAGGGAGCATTCCAAATGGAAATCTTCAACCTTCCATCGAAGTTCGAGAACGTAGAGTTTGACTGCATAGCCGAAGATACGCTGTATCGCTTTCGGCTACACGTGTTTCGCGACATGATGTATGCAAGCATTTACGCGGACAACGAACCTATAGTTCTAGGGCAAAGATGCGTACAAAATTCATGGCTTGTTCCATTCGGGTCTTCTCCCGAGAAAGGGAACTTCAGGTTCGAGGTAAACGGAGAGGACTATCCGTGGTGGGAAGACTTTAACAACGGAACTAGACTCGTCTACTACACTAGGGACGAGATCGCGGAGATTGGCTGACATGCTGTACGACAAGTTTTTCAACCGAGAGTATCTTCTCGTCATAAAGCAGAAAGGAAGAAAGATATTTTCTTCTGACAGGCTTGACGTGAAGTTCTCGGTCGAACGACTTCACGTAAGCTCGATAAGCCAGTCGTCGATAAGCGTCCTCGGTCTTGACAGGGAACGTATAAACTCCATAGCCAAGGTCGCCCGCGAATGCTTCTCCAAGGCTCAGGAAATGGAACTGACGGTAGAATTGTCGGCAGGGTACAAAGGGAATTGTCCGATAATCTACAAAGGTTTTATCATAGGCGCGCACGTGGATTCTCCTCCAAACATGTGGCTTCACATGAGATGCGTGAACTATACCGAACTTGGAGAAGTTCCGACTCCAATCTCCATCGATCCTCGCAAGAGTCCTCGCATGACATACGCGGATTTTGCTACAAGCGTATGCAGACAACTCGGGATGAATCCTCCAGATATTTCCGAATATCACGCTCCGCCATCGGACTACATAAACATCAAGAATCCCGTGCAAGGAGTGTTCACTCGCTCCAAAGCCATGTCCGAGCTGAACAAGATAAACAAGGACAGATGGGTCGTGTTTTATGACATGGGACGTGTCTACATCGCGGACGCAAAGCCGGACGTCAAAAAGGCGAGACGCGTCAGGTTTGACAAAAACAACGGCCTTTTGGCTGTAAGCGGCGTAAGCTTTACCAAATGCAACGTCACCATGTTCATGCAGGACTATCCTCCCAACGTCATGTTGGCAGAAGTTGAGTCCGAGTTCAACATAGGTGCCAATGGAGTATGGACGATCCTTGGAAGGAAGTATGAAGGTCATTATCGTGGCAATGACTGGAAGGTCACTTACAAACTCTATCTTAGGGATCAGTTGACATGAGCGACACGATATCAAAGACTTCCGACGCAACTGTGCCGCTCTCGTTCTCGGCGGCAATCGAACACCTTTGCGAACACATCAGGCAAGGAATAGAATCGTGCATTCCCGCTCAGTTCATAAAGTACGATTACCGCGACAAGAATCTTGCCGTCGTAGCCCCTCTCGTGAAGTTCCCGTATGTCAGCGGCAACAAAACGGTGTGGACTGAAAGGCCGCAGTTCACAGTTCGAATCCTGCGCATAAAGAGCGGCGGGTACTGGTTCGAGATGCCTCTGAAGAAAGGCGACACGGGCTGGATAATCGCCGCTGACAGAGACACGTCCTTCGCCATATCTAGGAACGCGAACGTAGACGAGTCGAAGAACACGAAGGAGAACGGCGGAGGGCCGCAGGAGTATTCCAACTTCAACAAGCTCAAATACTCGTTCGGATTCTTTCTTCCCGACGGCTACTGCAATCTTCATACCAACGAAGGTCACGAAGACAGCTCGTTCTGGTCTATGCTAAAGGACGACGGGAGTGGCGACAGAGATTCATACATAGAGCTGAAGAAAGACGGAACGGTAGAGATTCATACTAGCGATGGGAATGAAAAGGTTCTCGTCGATGGATTCCTTGATGTCAGCAAGAACGTAGACATCGACGGAACCATAACTGCCGAGAAGAAGAACGCGGACGGTACTGACAACAAAGACCCAGTAACGATAAAAGATACCGAATATCTCATTCCGATAGACAAGGACAATAATCTGTACGCCATCTGGAAAGGCCGTTCGTTTAGGAACAACGGAGAGACGGGCGAGCCGTTCAAACTTACAGGAAGCGGATCGATAGACGGGAAGCTCATAAAGAACGTGCAGTATTGGGAGACTGAAGATGGGACTCGGATAAGGTTTACATATACCGACAATACACAAGACACATTTCTCGCTCCTAGAGGTCCGCAAGGAGAGCCGGGAACTAGCGGATTGACTACTGTAACCCACGGAGGAGGAATATCCGTTACAGGAAATCCTACGGATGGATATGTAGTTACAAACGCACTCGTGCTGACTCAAGGCACGAACATATCCATTACCGGAAACGCGGCCACTGGATATACAATAAGCTTTACTGGTTCGTCCGGGCAGACTTATACAGCAGGTAGCGGCATATCTATATCTAATCAGAACGTAATATCTGCCCATTGGGTATAGCGCAAACTTCTCTATTCTACACCGTATAAAATATGCTATAATCTAGTCCGAACAGGAGACACTATGGCAAGCACCTACGACTTCAGAAACCTCTCGCCCTACAGATACGTCTCTACTAGCGGCGTAGTGATTCCCGACACGAGCGACATTCAGGAAGAAGTCGTCTCCATGTTCAAGGCCGTGTTCGGGCAGAACATCGACACTACTCCAGAGACTATCATAGGGCGTCTCATCGAGGCATTCACGGTATTCCTTCGCGATACTGTCGGAATCACCGCGCAGAACGCTTGCCAGTACAACTTGAACGCCGCGACGGGAATCTATCTCGATGCGCTCGGCGCGCTTTTCGGAATAGCAAGAAATTCCTCGTCTAGGTCTAGCGTGACAGTGACTCTGACAGGAGACGTAAATACTGCGATTCCCGCAGGTACGATGTTCGCAACTCGTGACGGAGATGCGTTCTATCTTGATTCCGATGTGACAATCCCGTCTGTCGAAGAAGAGGCCGGAACTGGTAAGGCATCTACAAGCGGTACGGCCTTGTCTATGAACTACGGGCCTGTCAAGTGTCTGCGTGGTGACATGGTTTCCATAGTGTCTCCGATATCGGGCCTCGATTCGGTTACGAACGAGAACGACGCGACGCTTGGAAGTCTAGGAGAGTCCGACGATTCATACAGGAACAGGATTCGTTCTGCGATAGGCGGATTCGGCGGCATGGTTCCAAGCGTATACAAGGCGTTGTATGAAGCGACATACGGAGATGATTCCGCCAAATCTGTTCGCCACGCTCTTGTGCTTAATAACGGTGACGGAATTGCCGTGACGATGAAGGGTGTGACGCTCGCCCCGCACAGCATATTCGTATGCGTCGATGCACCTGCTACGATCACGGAAGGATGGAAGGAATCTGTAGCTAATGCGATTGCGAAGAGCAAGTCTCTTGGTTGCGGCATGACATCCATAGACGATAACAAAACCATAGAAAAGAACGCATCCGACGATCTTGGCGGGATATTGACAAAGTTCTATCCTGCGCAACCGCATTACATAAACATCTCTACGACTTGGATGGCTCCGATAGGCGAACCGCCAAACCTTTCGAACAGGCTCGAAGAGATAATCTCTGGATTCGGCATAGGCGCGACGATAACTCCTAAAGAGGTGTTGAGCGCATTAGCCTTGGAATACCCTTCGTATAGGGTATTGTCTGTGTCGTTCGGCGGAGGAGCCACAAGTGTTCCCTTGAACGCGAATGAAATCGGAACCACACGCTCATAACAGCCATGACATACCACGAGATAGATAACGGCATAGGAAGCTCGCTCCACTCCGCGATTCTCTGGCAGTACGAGAACGCCGAGAAGCTGAAGGCTTTCATCGAGAGCATGTGTGAGGCCGCGTATCTCGCCGTGGACGACTTTTGGGACAAGTGGGCGACGTTCAGGACGAATGTAGACTTGGCCTCATCGAAGGAGAACGCGACGTTCAGCCTGTCTGTTATCGGTGCAACGTGCGGAATACCGAGGCCAAACAATATTTCCGACGCGATGTACGCCAAGCTCATCAAATGCAGGATGAAGCTGTCAATGACTACTGCGACGACAACGGCAGACTACTATGAATACATCAATGAGCTTTTCGGAGGAACCGTGACTCTCACTGACATGCAGAATATGTCAGTGACAACTTCATGTTCGGCAGACGAAGAAACTGATCCAGAGGAATACAATCTCTATCATTCCGAAGATTCTAACGCATACGGCAAGTATTGGCTGATACTTCCTACTGGAGTGAAGCGCGGGATAACAAGCTGGGGAGGAAACGTATTTGGATTCGACAATCACGCGGCATCCGGCAACATCCCTGCGATAGGACCTTTCGGAACGAGTTTCATGACGCAGTATCAATATCAATTCATCAAGGAGGCATCGACATGACTTCTGCGGAACTAAACAGTATAAAGAATGGCGTACTCGCAATGCCATCTCTTTTTGCGAACACGCTAGTCTTTTGTCAATATGCTTATCAATATACAGGTAGCGGCGTATCTCCAACTCTATCAATCGACGAATCTGTTTTTGGAACAAAGATAAGTCACGTTGCAGGAGAATATGTCTTTACCTTTTCAAAGTCAGGAGTAAATTCGTATTGGAAATTGAATTCTAAGAGCATAGTTCTTACTCAATATGGCATTGAAGTTCAAGGTTCCCCAAATAACGGTGACACGATAACCGTATATTATAATATAAATCTATCTGCGATCCCGAAATCTTCATCGGACAATTCCGTATCTTTCGACACGGGATATCCAGCCGCATACGACAATGCCGGAGCGACCCCGAAGGCAATCGAGCGAAACAAGATGAACTGGCTCTTGCGCGTCCTGTCGCAAGGTTCGTTCTTCGGCCAGACTGGAATCAGATACACATATAACTCCGATGTCGCTACTGCAATTGGAGGCTATCCTTTAGGAGCCGTCCTTGCCCATGACGACGGCACTTCAATAAGAAATGTCGTCTCCCTAGTAGATAACAACAGCTATGATTTCGTGACGAACGGTGTGGACAACCAGAACTGGAAGTATCTTGACGATGCGTCTAATTCAGGAATCTATCCCGACTATGGATCGAGCGAATATATTATATCGGCTCAGATTCCGGCAGGGACTCAAACAATCACGCAGGTTAGCGATTGGGTGTCTATGCCAATGGACGGATGGCTATATCCACAGTTTAACATAATCGGAGGATTGACTTCTTATCTCGTGATTGGCCCTGCTGACGGTTCAATTCCAACTGTGAATTTCACAGATAACGTATATTCCGACATGATTCCTGATTCGGGCAACACGAAGTCCTATACTGCTTTTCTGCTTGGGAACAATACATACAGTAACAAGAACTTGATTCCAGTAAAGGCTGGAACAAAGATGGCGGTTTTCGGAAGCAACAGTTCTGAGAATGGCGCAGTTGGCGTATACATCAGACTCTACAGGAACTTCCTATGATAAGAGAACAGATTCCGAGCGTATCCGTATTGCCTCTTCCGTTTGCCATAAACGGAGAGACGTCGATTCCTGCCAAGGAACTCGATCCGTTTCTCGACGACGGCAATCTCGGGAGTCTCGGATTCGACGGAAAGTATCAATGGAACGGAAACACTCCTCCAAGTCGTTTCATAACACGTCAGCTAATGAACAGACTTATTGGTCAGATTGGCGGACGTCAGTTTCTAAAGCAGTGCGGAGCATTAGACACGTTCGACCAGAAGGTCTGCGATGCGATTGGCGGATATCCGAGAGGGGCCGTACTTCAATATCTTGAAGGAGATGTTTTATACGATGTAGTGTCGATGAGGGATAACAACGATACCGATTACACGAAGGTTGGCATTGACGGTACGAACTGGAGGATATACGGATCGTCCGTATTCATGTATGTATATCCCGATTACGGATCGACTGGAAGTGAAAACATATTGAAAGAGTGGGACATAAGTGACGGAGGAGTGTCTAGTGACGCATTGACAATAACTTCACCATGCTGGATTCAGCCATATATCACGAATTCTGAAGTGTCTTCAGGACTTGAATCCTACGCATGCGGAATCATATTGTATGGAGGAGACACAGCGAAACCGTCTTCGGAGCCGACTTGGAACTCTGGGCTATACACTGTATACGAACTGACAGAAGGAGGTACTGTTGTTTCACCAGTAATGCCCGTTCTTCCGGGAAATAAAATTTGCGCGTATTCTACTGCGGCAAGCACTAATGCCTGTAGCATTATCATTAGAAAGCTAACTCCAGTTCCGACGAGGTGACGCATGGACTTGAAGACGATAGCACCTGATGTTGACAACGACATCACAATCGGCGAAGACGGATTCCAATATCACACCGGAATCGAAGCGTACTCCGACATCCTCAAGGCGGCGATACTAACGCAACGGACGGAACTTCAGCTATATCCTTCGCGGGGAATACCGTACTTCGAGACTGCGTTCGACAGTCCTCTGAAGGTTCGCATGTGGGCGGACGCAGTAAGAAGGACGACAAACTCGTTCCCATGGGTTGCGCGCATCCTCGATTTCGAGTATAATTTCTCCGACGAGATACAAGACAATGACGGCATCATACACAGGAACGGTCTTACATACACGCTACGGGTTCTCACCGACCTCGGCGTGGCGACTGTCAGGAGCGACGAGACATGAAGAACAGATGCTTCCATAACGAGAAGTGTACATACGCGCAGTGCGGCAAGCGGCCTCATCTCGTCCTGTTCAGGGGTGACGACACTTCCGCCGCAGGAGGAACGGGATTCGAGTTCTTCTTCAAGTCTCCACTTGAAGACATTTCTGGGTATGAGATAGAGTTCTCGTTCTTGGGAGTAGTAAAGACTGCGGACGAGTTCGAGTCTCATGACGACGGAAGGTTTTCGTTCATCATCCAGTTCTCTCACGACGAGACGAAGACATTTCCGTTCTGCTGGCAGAACGCTACGCTCGTCCTCGTCGAGAAGGAAAGCGGACTCCGGAGAACGATAACGAACACGGTTCTCATAAGAGTGACGAACGACGTCGATGCGGCGTATGACGCGTCCAGTTCGGAGATAGACATCGAGATAAAGCCCGGAAGCATATTCGGTGCGTTCTCTGGCATAACGCTCGACCTGAACGCTTCGCTAGCGGACAGGATGCAGACTTTGGCGGAAGTCGTAAAGAGAGGCGGAGGGACGGTAATAGAGGAAGAGATTCCCGAAGGAGACGACGATGGGCAATAGGATCACGAGAACCGTTCTCTTTGCGGCTTCCGCGCTTCTTTCCATGGGCGCGTTCGGCGCAGGTGCCGCGAGATTCGGCACGTTGAGAAACTCGGATTGGGTCGTGACGAACGCTTGGCAAGCAGTCAGCAACAAGACGCATGATCTGATAATCGACATGGGACAGGAAGCGTCTCTTCCGCCTGACTGGTCGAACGTATCGAACGCCGCCATGAGCGCGGTCCAGTCTCTACAGCCAGCGTATGACTATTCCGATTCTGCCATACAGAACTTTTCCTCGACAAACTCGGTTCTATCCGGCGGCCCATATCTAAAGACATCGTATGAAGGAGCTACTGTAGGATATTCCTATTCTCCCGGAGGCGAGGTAGTCTTCAATCCTTCTGGAATCTATGTAGCTGGCTATTCTTATCTGACCAAAGTTGCAATCATATCCGGAGAAACTAACGGGCCGCTGTCGACTATCCAGCAGTACGGCGGGCAATATATTACTG